ACTTCTTTTTTAGCAGCTCTTTTAGCTACACGTTTTTCACGTTTCACTTCTGATTTAGCATGATGGTTTATTGCCTGTTTTTCAATTCTAGCAGCAGTTTTAGCAGCTTTACCACCTTTGCCTTTTTGATGTTTAAGAAGTAAATCAGCCATATCCAAAAGTTCACTTGCCTCTTCTTTTTCTTTGCCTTTTCCATTTTTAGAAACGTTGCCAAATTCACCTAAGAATTTGGAAGCAATAGTTGGAGCATGTTTCATAAATAAATTACCAGCAGTTTTAACTAGAGTTCCAAGAAAGTTGAAACGAGCTGGCATGGAATCTTTTTGATCGTAAAAAGCATCCATTAATTTTTGCATTAACATAACATTGGGTTTAGGAGCCAATCTTGCCATACCAGCAAAAGCTGATTGCAAAGCAGGTTGTAATTCTGCACCATCATAAAATTTATGAATTAATAAAGATTGATTATTAGTAGGTGCAGCTTGATTATTATAAGTTAAACCCTCATACAAAGTCCAAGAGACAGTCATGTCACTAGTCCATGCTGTGTCTAAAAGTGTAGATGTCGTTGCATTGCTAGTTTGATCATACAAAGCTAATGCAAATACTGATCCATCAGGTTTTCTAATATTAAGATAACAACTATATAAACCTGATGTTGGTGTCGCTCGTTGATTAGATGATTTCCAAGCAGGTGTTACAGTGTTTAATCTATATACTGTAAATGTTCCTTCCTTTGCTGGATTTCCAAAAGATCTAGTTGATTGAGTTAAGATCTGGGAAGCATCTGGAACAATATCTGCAGCTCCACCAATTTGACCAAAATTAATAATTTGAATATTAGAATTAGGATCGACATCTAAATTATTTACTTCTAATTTGTCCATAATTTCATCACGAACAAATTTCGGAAATTGAAGCCATTTTGCAACTTGTTCATCATATTTGTCATTTTTAATAACTGATTTTCGAGGTTTACTATTAGATCTCTTTTGAATTGTAAGCTCCTCAAAATCACTATCAATTTCAGTTGTTTCAGAAATTTGTTTATAATGACCAGATTTTAACATGTCTTTTGCAAAACCTATAAAATCTTGTAGTTGTTCAGTTGCAAATTCTGATAAAACGCCTTGAAATAAGATGCTAGGATTGAATTGATTTACAGAAACCATTCCAGTATTATTAAATGCTGTTGCATTTAAAGTTGATGTATGTGAGGAATAGGTTTTACGTGACAATTGAACATCACTAGACCAATTTCTTTCAAAATTATACAATCTATTTATAGATGTATTTCTAACATCTTGATACCATCTACCGTCTCCAACATTTATTCTATCATCAACAACAAAAGCCACATGATTAACTCTTAAACCATTAAGTTTTAAAAAAGCCATTCTAGTAGCATTTGCAACAGGAATAAATGAACCAGCACCGTTAATAAAAGCTGGTTGAATACTAAGTTCTTGTTGGACATACTCAACAGTTACTTGAGATCTTGTGTCGTTTGTTGGTAAACCATCAAATTTTTGAGATCTTGGTGGATGTATCATTTTAGCCAAAAAATTTTCAGCAGGTCCAGCGTTTATTTCTTTTTCTT